GTGAGGACAGGAGAGGATTCCTTCTCCTTTTCAGCCAGCATAGCCAGACCGCCCTCAACGGCGTCGGGTCCGTCAGCGCAGTATGGCAGCTGCAGGTCGAACATCTCGAACTGATTAATCATCTCCTTCATTCCCAGGCTGTCCTTTTCTGCGGAGTTGAATATCAGTCTCCCCTCCCTGTCAAGGGGCTCAAGGTTTGCCTCTATTCGCGTTGCCTTGTCCGTCTTCTTCCTCCCGTCTCCCTTGATGTATAGAGGAGTGGCCCTTCGTCGGCATTCCTCCCTCAGCAGGGGCATGAATACCTGAGTGTAGAATGGGTCCTGCAACTTGTTATTCTCCATGTAATAGAAGGTGTTGCTCTCCCCGTTGACGTAGTCACGCATTCTGAAGTACTCTGCGATGAACTCGGAATTGGTGCAATGTGCTACGAATGCGCGAATGATATACAGAGTATCGTCCAGCTTACCCATCAGCGCCAGCGCCTTCATGGACGATTGCAGGGACTTGTTATTAGAATATGAGGGGTCACCATAACATACAAGGTACTTGAATGACGACAGCGGAGGGCAAGGGCCCAATGTCAGATTCAGGAATATCTTTCCAGCTGCAATAGGGTTATTGTAATACTCCGCCTGGAAGGCTCTGGTGTCTATTCCCTTTGCTATTCTGTCAATCTTCTCCTCCGTGTTCTTCTCGGGCCACGAGGAATGCCCTTCCTCATCCCGGATGTTGATGATGTCCCAGTGGTCAGCGACGGCCCCAGCCCTCTTGACACAGCAGTCCTGCGCAATTATGTTGCCACAGAAGATTATGGTTGTAGGTTCTGACACAGAGCGGGTAGGGTACAGCGCACGCTGCCACCAATCCCACTTGGCGTCCAACACCATCGGGTTACGGCAGTCCTCGTCGGTGTCGAAGTCATCCACCACTATCATGTCCGGGCGGACAGCTCCATTTCTCGTTCCGCGGGGGCTGTTACCAGCGCCAAGTCCCAAGAATGAGCACCCGCAGGCGCAGGCGAAGTCCGCATCTTTCCACTGCCCAAGGACAGGCTGCTGCCCATACAGCACTCGGATAGCGCTGTTATATTCCATCTGCTCCTTGTATGGCTTGAGCAGCTTGATGGCGCTCTTTTCCGTTGCACTCGCAACGATTATGTTGTGCTTCTTTCCAGTCAGGGCGAGGTACATGGCAAGCATGAAGGTGACAGTTGATTTAGCCAGCTCGCGGCTCCAGCTGATGACCTCGTAGGTCTCAGGGTTTCCGACTATTCGGCGGATGAAGTCAAGCTGGAAAGGCGCAAAGGGGTACTTTGCATAGCCAGGAAAGAAGTACTGCATCCACTTGACCGGGTCAGCCTCCAGCTCTTTGCGAAGAGTGTCCCTCTCCGCAATGGTCATGCGGAGGTCTATGCCTACGTCCATCATCAGTGACTTGCGGTAGGTTTCCCACTCTTTCAATGCCAGTCTCGCTTCTGCTTTCATTCGTTATGTCAGTTTACTCTTGAGGAACTCATCCCAGTAGGCGCACACCTGTTTCGCGGCTCCTATGTCCCTCGACTTGATGTAGTCACAGAATTGCATTCCAGCGCTAACTATCTCGGCTATTCCCACCTCTTTTTCCAGCTTGCTGATGATATCCGCCAGCTGGCTGAGTGTCCTTGCCTCGTCGGGGGTGGCTATGCGTTCACCGGGTGCTCTGTCGCTGATGCCCTTATTGACCGCCGTAATCTGTGCAAAAAGATTCTTGATGGTCTGCTCTCTCGTAACGGACAGAGACACGCGCAGCTCGTCCCAGTGGTCCTTGCTGGCCCACTGGCTTATGCTGACCTCTCCTCTTGTCTGCGCTCGTTTAGCCACATCCGGAGCGGAGCCCTCGGCCACCCACAGCTTAGCCGCTATCTCGCGAGGAGACAGCATGCAGTTTACGAACAGCAGCTTGGCCATCTCGTATCTTTTCAGATTCGCCTTGCTGGCGCATGGCTGATATTTCTTGTCCCGCTTCATGTTGTGATGCTTACCTCCTTTATTGTCGCTGTGGCGGTAGGGTCAAACGACTCATAGACCGCCATGGTGTAGGTGACAGAGTACACCTTGATGCCATGGTTGCCCGTTGACATCCGTGACGCTGTCCGGATAAGTGCCCCGCATCCGCTTACGGGTCTCCACCCGTGCAGCAGCTCCGTCACTTTTCGGAGCAGGGATATCCTTTCTTCCACCTTGCTGATGGTGGTGCTGTAGGCATGCGTATCATCGTAACAGTCAAGGTATAGATTGACCGTAATTGTGGCCGATCCTTCTTGCCTCAGCACCGTCACATTGCTCCAGTCCGCGCTGTCTATGCTTACCAGAGCAGCTGGAAACGTGACCGGGTAGGTATCTCTTGTATCGTCGTCAATTATCTCGACTTGCCCGTAATCCTCGTCAATGTAGCTGAGACCCAGCTTGCCAGCGTTGGCTTGGAGCCGTTCTATGATTGATGTGGTGATGTTCTCCATTGTGTTATCAATTAATTCCGAGGGCCTTCTTGCCCTGTTCTATCATCAGTTCCTTGACCATGTTCCTCACCTCGGGTGAGTCATAAATAAAGGGGCGCTTGGGTATCTTGATGCTGATAGCCGACTTATGGGACAGCGCCAGCCACTTGTAAGGGTCAGCGACAGGAGATGGTACTTTCCCCTTCTTGCTCCCGCCATTTTTGTAATACATTGCCCACGCCCATTTCCTCATCTTGCCCGTCAGCGGGACTGTAACCGTTCCGCCCTCGTTGTGAATAGCTGCGTAGGGCACATCGGTATAGATGACTACCGAGGTGACCTGTGGTCGGTAATTTATGGAAGAAAAAAGGCGGTTACGGGAGGAGAACAGCGGGCCATACTTCGACGCCGCTGCCTTTCCTCCAGCCAGCTGCCTCTTGGTCATCTGCCAAGCGTGGAAGCCGTTATCGCGATAGCCCCCGGCATGGTAGTTCTCCTTGTAGAAATTGACTGCCTTTATGCCAATATATCTGGGCATATTGGCCGCCATCTTTTTCAGCGCGTCAGCTCTCTTGTGCATCTCCTGTGCCCATTCGGTTGGTGTCATCTGTACTGTGTGTTTAGAGTCGTTATATTTCCGTCCGCGTCGAATACCAGCGACTTGACATCCATTCCGTCGTCCAGCAGCGCATCTCTCACTTTCCGCTGCCACTCCGCGCGTGAGTTGCTCCCGACCATGTCGGCTATCCCTGCCCCCATAGCGGGATATTCTTTTATATCCCCCCGTTGAGCCATCAGCAGGATGTACTCGTTCTGCGCCATGGTGTCCCCCATTGCCAGATGCCCGCCGACAACCGATAGGTCGCCGCTGCTGTCTATCTGTATTCCGTATCTCTTCTTCATTATCAATGTTTTATCTTCTCATCTTGTATCTCCGAATAGTCCTCCTTGTCAAGATTCGACAGGGCCGAAACTATCCCAGCCTTGTACGCCGCTCCACCATCTTGGCTTCCGGTAGCGCTGTTGGTAAGGGCATCTATTATGTGGTCTATCCTTGCGGAAGCCTTGGCCAGCTGGCTGCTTAGCACCTCACCGTTTACCGAGGTGTGCGTTCCTCCGTTGACCGATAGGCTATCTATAAGAGAGTAAGCCACGGCCACCATATCCGTCCTGTCTCCGCTCATATCTGCAACCAACACTTGGGAGCCAATGACTGGCAATATATGTGTGTTGAGCGGGTTGGCATTAGCCACCGCGCTCGTCCTCACATCTGCGAATATCACCCCGTCTATCTCCACAGAGCAAGTCTCGCCATCGGCCGTAACTACCGTGCCAATGTACCAGGATGTGGATGCCACCGATGACCGCTGTCCTGCTATGTCCTGAATGGCGCTCCTTATGTTGCTTAGTGTCCCCATCTTAGTAGTGCGTTGGCGTCAGAGGGTTGGATATAATCTCGAATGGAGAATGAGAGGTGGTGGCCTCCTCGGCGAGAGCGTCGGCCCCGTCAATCATTATCTCGCTCTTCGCTACTGCCTTCAGCCATTCTACCGCTCTGTCGTATCTATCTTTCCTCAACTTGCTCATCTTGTAAGGGTTGTGCACGCAGAAGATGTGATAGACAGCAATGTCTTTGGCATACATCAGGATCAGAGCGTTACGTTCTGTCCCTCGGCGGGCGAATATCTTATCGCAGTCATATCGCGCGCCAAGGTATGACCGCATCTCCATGATAGCCGCGTCCTCGCAGGTTTCAATCACCTCATCATCGTCGCGCGTCAGCGCATCGAGTATCTCGCTGTGCAGTGTCGCGTCATAATCTGTTTTTTCAATAAATTCGCTCATATTTTTGCATAATATTTGTATATTTATTTTGTAAATATAGTAAAAATAGCTTATTTTAGCATAATTATTCATACAATATAAGCCCAAAAAATGGCAAAAATACTCTTATATGGGGAAATAGGTTACGACGTAATAAGCAAGGACGTCGTAGAATGGCTCGGAGCCAACGAGGGAGAACAGGTGGAAATGCACATCAACTCTCCTGGCGGCGACGTATTCGAGGCTTTGGCGATAAGAAGCGCCATGACCAATGTGGCAGGATTGACCGTTGTGGTTGACGCTCTAGCCGCCAGCGCGGCGGCGGTCATAGCCCTGTGCGGAAAGCCTTTGAAAATGAGCCAGTATGCGCGATTAATGATTCACAGTGCGAGCACTGGCGCCTACGGAAATTCAAAGCAGATACAAGAGCAGCTGTCACTGCTTAACGGGATAGACACCAGCCTGGCCGACCTCATAGCTAATGCGATGGGGAGCGATGCAAAGAGCGTGCTGAAGCAGTACTTTGACGGCCAAGATCACTGGCTGAGTGCTGACGACTGCGTTAAGATGGGAATTGCCACAATCCTGGAGCAGAATGACCCGAAGGCATCCCCAACGGATAAAGGCCTACGGGTATTTGACAGCATCAACGGGCATGGCGCTGGCGTAGAAGTAAAGGATATTAACACAATTAACAAGAATATGGACAAAGAAAAAGAGGGACAAAAGCCTCAGCTGACCGAAGCGCAAGTGCGTGAGATGGTCGATGGTCTCAAAAATAATTATGAGGCCAAGATTACCGAACTGAACACAAAACTCAAAGGCTACCAGGATGCCGAACAGGCAAGAATGGATGCCGAGGACAAGGCTCTGCTTGACGCCGCTGTCAAGGACGGCCGAATAGCAGCTGAGACGCTGGACGCATTTACAGCACTGCTTAAGTCGGACAGAGAGAATACCATCAAGGTGCTTAATGCTATCCCGGTCAAGAAGCAGGAAACAGAAGTCAAGAAAGTGACCGACTTTATCGACAACGGAGAATCTCCGAAGTCAGCATGGCAGGACACCTACAACCGAATCATGAACAGAAAATAATTATAAACATGGCAGTAGCAATAAACACCAATTACACAGGCGAGGTACTGGAGCAGATTCTCGCCAAGGCCACCCTCGACAACGAGCTGGTAAAGGCTGGGCTTATACACGTCGAGCCCAACATTGAGAAAAAATGGTTTATCCCTCAGATAGTTGTGGGGAACATCTTGCAGAAACGCAAGGAAATGCCTACCAGCGAGGACGTGAAGGGTGACTTCACCTACTCCGAGAAGGTTCTTGAACCAAAGGACTTCATGGCATATACGGAGTTCAACCCCCGCACCTTCGAGGGAATCTGGCGCAAGTGGCAGCCTTCGGGTAATCTTGTATTCTCGGAGTTGCCAGCTGACGTGCAGAGCCAGCTGCTTGACGTGCTCCTCCGCAAGGTGTCAGAAGAGCTGGGCAACCAGTACATCAATGGCCGATACGGGACAGGAGACGCCAAGCTGGTAAACGGCATCATCGCCCGAATATTTGCCGATGGCAGCATCAACCGAGTGTCCACCACTGAGACCTCCATGGTCAAGAAATTGCAGGCAATCAAGAAAGCAGTCCCAAAGGAAATTCGTCAGAAGGGCAACCTGAAGTTCATCATGAGCATCGACGATGCCGATGCTTACGATGCAGAGCTGAAGTCTCAGTCGAACAAGAACGCCGACTGGACACAGACTCAGACGCTTGCATTCGGCGGTGTCCCTGTCGTGGCATTGGCCAACTGGCCAGTAGGCCTAATTGTCTGCACTCTTGCAGATGACTCCTTAAATGGCAACTTCTTCGCCGCTGTAAACCTGCAAAGTGATGAGAACGTAATTCAGGTGGATAAGCTGGCAGCGAATGGCGAGAAGTACTTCTTCAAAATGCTGATGAAGGCGGATACCAACATCGCATGGGGAGAGTATGTAACCGTTCTGGACGAGCGCTCAGGCGCTGCATTGGCCCCAGCGGACAATGTGCTGACGCCCTCAGAGTACGTCAGCATAGTAGACTATACTACCACTCTGACTTCCGCTCTGTCACTGACTATTGACAGCACCAATGCCGAGTTGGGTTCTACCATCCGAGTCATCAATGACCAGAAGGGCAAGTTCGGCATCACCGTTGCCGGGAAGACAGCCAACGCAGGCGAGACAATCAGCCTCAGCTACAACGGCGCGGCTTGGGTATAATAACACATCGCTTCTTTCTTTTGCTTGAATGTTGCCCGCTTCGGCGGGAGGGTCAGAGGTCGGTAAGTAATAGGAAAGGGCTAAATAATAACTAATAATGGCAACATCATTACCTTATGTAAACATAAACTTCGCCAACGGTCAGCTGGGCATCACGACTCCGTCGGAGGACGGGATATGCGGCCTCGTGCCGGCGGGCGCTGTGAGTGTTTCGAGCTATACCGAGAAGAGCGGTACAGCGTATAAAATTACAGCTCTGTCCTGCCTTGACGAAGCTGGGACTGACGCCCTCACCTATGAGATGGTAAGAGAGTTCTATGCGGAGTCTGGGGAGGGAAGCTATCTGTGGATAGAGTCGGTCAAGCCGAGTGACGCTCCGTCAGCGGTCAAGGCACTGCAAGAGGCAGCGAATGGCGCCTGCAGGGCGATAGGCATCACCACTGCGCTGGCCGCAGACCCCACAACGGAGGTCAAGGCGTTGCAGGCGGAAGCCGAGGACCTCACCAAGCGTCTATTCGCCCCCGTGCTGGTGGTTGCAGGCATAGCCGCTCCAGCCACTGTCGGAGACGCGG